AGTGTCACTGATAATATCCGCTATGGCGTTCACAGACATTCCCCAGAAGTCAGTCAGGTCTTGCGATAATGCCTGAGTTCCTACTTGATCCTGTCCCAAATTCAAGAACTGAGCAAGGCATGACATCAATATCCTGCTCTCGTACCGCTTTATAATCTTGTCAGTGTCAAATAGCCTGGTAGCATTAGTTGAAGCCAGCTCAAACACCCATCCATCCGGCAGCACAAGTCCAGCCTGTTCATCAACCCTGATATTCCTAACAAGTTTAGCCGCTTTGCTGGCATCGCTGTTAGTGTTGCTCTCGTCAGTATCAGCTCCTTTAGGCATCGTAATAACAGGGAAGCCGCCAAAGTCGCGCTCAATTCCAATACCCTCAAACCGCATAATATTCTTGGCATAGTAATACGGAACCCAGGCTGTCCGAAGCATTGACCGGCCTTCTGGATTGTTCTTCTCAACCCTCGTCCGGTAAAGAACCAGCTTATCAATCGGTATCGTTATCGGCTTATAGACTGGAGCACCCATCTGAACCATTCCTTCCAGTCCCCCGTTCTCATCCATCTTCCACTGGAAAATAGTATCCTGTCCCCGCATCGCAAACTTGCGCCACATCAAATGTCCATCCCGTCTTTCATACACAATTTCAAACGGAGTATATCCAAACGGAAGCATTGTCAACGCTTCTGATACATGGTCATTCCAGTTATAAGACATCCCCGTTCTGGCTTCTTCCAAGAACTCAATTCGTGGATCATCTTCCCCCTCATCGCTCACATAATTCCAAGTCACCGAACGGATCGACTGCTCAATCGCAAGCAGCAACGCCCCGACAACAGGAGAGTTCAACCGCATCTCGTTATAGCGTTTGAAACCTTCTTTACCCCTTAGCTCTCGCAGGAAATCTTCTTGAATTTGTCCAGACCATTGAGCAAGCCCGGTGTACCCTATTTCTTTATTTGCCATCTATCCTCTTTTGGCGGTCTATTCTATTCTTTCCATGCTTATTTTAATAGCCCATCTTACTGTATTCGCTTCATCTTCAAATATAGCTAATGTATCATTGTTAAATCCATAATTTGAAATTACTTCAATCAGCGATTCAGCATTCATACTCTTTGGAGAAAATCTATAAAATGTTCCCCCTGTTGCTGGATATTCTACTGCTTGTTTTTTAGTGACTATAACTATACCATCCACTTCTTCCCCACAATCACTACAGATATATGTCATGCTTTCTGTGCCTACATTGGGCAAGACGGCGTGAGGATTAAAACTAAAATATTTGCTATCTTCATTCGGCAACATATTTCCTTTACAGTAAGGACAAGAATAACTATGGAGATGTTCACCATAAGATAGCGTCTTCAAATTTGTCATTTTATCCTCCTACTTTATCATTATACAATCTTTTCTTTTTATTATAGCAGTACTATCAACTATTCCAACGTGTTCCCAGTCCTCATCATCTCTTACCAGGACATTTACCACATGGGCAACCATCGGCAAATCGCCTCTTTTGTAATCGTGAAACAGGATTATCTTCTTCGTGATGTCCTTCACACTTTCCCAATCGTCTATTACGTCCCCACCATGCCCGCCGTCAATAAGCGTTATGTCTGGATATATGTCTTTCACTGGGAATGGGAATGACTTCGCATGAACCAGCTCTACCCTGTCCTCAATGCCGAACTCTTGGAAATTCCTCAGTATCCGTTCCTTAGTCACTATCTCGTGCGGGTAAAAAGGATCTGGCTCAGTCCACCTGATACCGTCCATGCTGTCAATAGTTATAACCTTCTTTGCTCCCGCTAGTGCTGCAATAATCGCCGTCCCGCCCCACAACGTCCCAATCTCTAAGTATAATTCAATCTCGTTCTCGTTGCATAAATTCCTCAGTAACTTCTTCTCGTTCTGAAATTGCTGAATACCGCCGACAAATCCTTTTAGCATATCAGTACCTTCTCCATCTGCTACCTGAACCAGCGTCATCTTGCCAATTGCTTTTCTTGCTAGGCTGTTCTTTGGGTAAGTTCGTCTTCCCTCTATCAATATAAGCAACGATGTATTTGGTCATGTCCATCCCGTGATCGTTCTCTTTTACCGGGATCTCTTTGCCCTGCTTATCAGCCCAGACGTACTCAGGAAACTCGTCTTGCACCCGGTAAGGCTTTTTCTGAGCAAGTAACTCCTGATCAATAAACCTGCTGCTGTCCCTTACGATAAATAATGCTGGCTTTGCTAATCGTACCTTCACCCTATCGATACCCGGTCTGACTTCGTTATTGGCTCCATCTGCCGGAAGTCCCGCATTACAATAATTATCAATGAACTCCGGCTCCGCTGGATCGCATTCAATCGTCTCTAACTTGAACTCCTTGTGCAATTCCTTTGCCCGGGCAATCCACCAATCATTACGCTTCCCGGTATGATATATCTGCGCTACCAGATACATGTTATCATCCCGATCCATTCCCCAAACCGCCAATACTCCAGCGTTTGTATATCCCCAGTCCTGCCCTGCTGCAAACCTCGTTAGTGTTGGAACCTTATCACTATCAATCAGGTGTATGCTGTCGTTCCATTCAGTATATATTGATCCTTCCGCTTGCGCTGGCTTACCTAATAATAACCTATCTCGTCTAATCCCGGTAAGAGCTTCCAGCACAGACATTGTTTTCTTGCCCTGCTCCGTGATCTTCCCAGTCTTTGGATCATATAACACCGGATTGTCTTTATGCACAGAATAAGGCATGAATAAACTTTCTCTGTGATAAGCCCAGAAGGACGGCCAAGCTGGATTCATGTCTCCGATGGTCTGAGCGTAAGGCATATTCCCCGCCCGCCCGGTTGTCCTGGTGGTTAGGACTTCCCAATCGCTTAGATTGATTTCCTCTGCCTGGTTCACATAAATAATATCATGTTCCGCCGATAAAATCTTGCTCGACTTGTCCAGCCCGGCAATCCAGATCCTAGATCCGTTGTCATAATCAAACCACTGTGCCTTCTCACCGCCGTATGACTTGATTCCCCAGCTATCCTCATCAATCAACACCTTATTCTGGAACGTCTGCAGCACAGTTGAATAAGAGCTTGATATTGTCTTCCTTGCAATAACGATTGATGCTCCGGGATACTTCAATGCGCATAAGTGTAATTTCCATAACGCTGAGATTGTCTTACCAGTTTCAGCTGGCCCATGAATGATGGTCTCTGCTCCCTGGTAACTAACAAACTCTTTCGCCGCTCCGTAAAAAATAAACTCACGTTGCACTATATATCCTTGTCCGGGTTGATACCGCCAAGTGATACTATCTTCACTGTTACAGGCCCGCCGTCATCTCCGGTTACCTCAGTCTTGTGTACCCTGCCTCCCATCTCTTTAGCAATGTCATCCAGAACGCCACGATAAGAATCAATGGCCATTTTCTTATCTTTCATGTCTGTTTCATTTGCATAAAATATAAACAAATAATCTATATCCGCTTCAAGTAATTTTGCAATCTTCTGGAGCTTCTGTACCCTGATACACTTCCGAGCTAATCCTCTGTTCAAAGCTCCATTTTCGTAAGTTTCTTTCAGTACTGTGATCTTTGCGTGACTTGCTTTGCGATGATAGTCTACTTGCTGTCTCGATACATTAAAAGGCTGGTCAAATTCTCCCGCCCTGTCGTTTATTTCGCCCGACTGCAAACCTTCTGCAATCAAAGTCAATAACTCTGCGATCTGAAGTTTTTTTAATCTCATCCGTCTAGTTTTGTCAAACTCTTTAGATATAGCAAGCGTCTACTATTTCCCATTATACACGAAAACCGCCCATATTCAACCATGAGCGGTTCTTTGCCTTGCGTTATTCCTCAATACCTGAATGCCTAAACTGTCGTTTAGGTGCTGGTGTAGTCTTTTGCGCCTTGCGCCTTTATTGTCAGCAGGATTTAGGCGATTTAACTCGTCTAGAACTATTCCGTCTTCTATTGGTCCGTATATATATTTGTTGATAAATTTTCCGTAATATTGTGGCCTCTTTTGTGGAGTGGTTTTCGGGTTATCGTAAATTCTGTCTAACTCACTGAAAAACTCGTCTGGGAATTCTTTCATCCATTGTCTAGCTTCTTCAATGATATAGCTTTCAACTAACATGCGAAGTGCATCTTTCTTGCGGTATTTCTGAAAACCGGTTGCTTCGTCAACAACAGCAATTACTCCTGTTTTAGCAAATGCGCTTACTAAAATATCCGCCTGTTTTGCAAGTTGTTTTTGGTTTTCGTATAGCACCCCATCGCTTCTTGCGCTAATATACATTTTACAGATGTCAATAATGTCCGTAGCTTCAAACCCGTGGGCTTCTTTTCCGCTAAACTCAAACTTGATAATACCTTGGTCCCACTTTTCTCCTTTGTACTTTTTTGGAACATATGGCTCCAGGTTTTTTGAGGAAAGATATCTAACTAATCCCCCTTTTTTGTTCCCAGTTAGAGCGCCAACCACCTCTCTTTGAAAGAATACCCTTGTTTCGTCGCTTAAAACAGCGCACTTAATAGTAGTTTCACCTATTTTGATATCGCCCACAGCCATTGCCTCTAATTTTGAGGTAGGTCCGACTTTTTCAGTCATTCTAAACTCCTAGCCCCCTACT